CCGGGTTCCTCGGCAGTTCGATTGATCGCCTGCCATGTTCCGGACAGATGCGTCACGATTTCGCCCGGTTCATAGACTCGTCCGACCCAGGCCGCGGCGATCGACAGGAACGCGTCGCGCCCATCGCGCGGCTTTGGGAGCAACGCCAGCTGCGCGGTCAGCCGATCGGGGATCGAATGCGTCTGCGCGGCGACGGTCGCGGCCAGCTGGCGCACCGCGTCGGCGCTGTCGCGGATCGCATCCTCAGCGCGGCGGCGTTCGGTGTCGATCAGTCGCGCTAGATGCATCGCGGCTTGTTGCATCTGTCCGCCGATGCGTTCCGCAAAGATCGCTTCCAGGCTGTCGAGACGTGCGTCAAAATCCGCGCGCAGCTGGCGCAGGACGGGCGAGATCGCCCGAATGACCGCGGCGACGGCCGGGTCAAGCGGCAGGTCGCGACCGCCGTCCATAGATCAGTTTTTGTTCGGGTTCGCCGCTCTCGACCAGGGCGAGATGCGGACGGCGGCGACGGCGCGGCTGATCATCGCGAAAAACCTCGCTCATCAGTTCGTCCGACAGGGCGGCGACGTCGATCTCGACGGTGGCCGGCGCTGGCGCGGGCAATGCCGCGGTTGTCGGCGGCGCCGGCGGGATTGGTTGCGGTGCTGCGGATTTCGCCTCCAGGATCGTTAAAGGCGTCATCTGCGCCTGCATGTAGACGGTATCGCCGCCCTCGATCGGGTTCAGCCCCTCGGATTTCCGCGCTTCGTTGGGCGTGCGTATCCCGCCTTGGACGGATTTCGCCAGTGAATCGATGCGCTGCACCATCTCAGTCCGGAACAGCGCGTCCGTGTCGAATTCGAGCCATTCCTGGCGCGGGTTCATTCCAAAAAACCAGGTAAAGCGATCCTCCAGCGATTCCATGTGCGCGGCTAGGCACTGCGAGTGGTAAATCCGCGTCAGCTGTTCGGTCGACGAATAGGAAACCTTGGTGTAATCGCCCAGCTTGAACAGCGGCAGCTGGTAGACGCGGGCGACGTCCTCGACGGTATAGCGCAGCTGTTCGATCAGCTGCGCGTCGACCGACGTCATCGTCAGCGGTTTCCATTCGAGGCCCTGCTCCAGGACGGCGACCTCGCCGGCATTCTCGGGTCCTTTGTAGACGGAATTCCAACGATCCTTGATCGCTTGCGCTTGATCGGCATTGAGGCGACCGGCGGTTTGCAGCACCCCGGAGGGACGCGACATCGAGTTAAAGAACCGTTCGGATTGGCGCAGGATCGCCATTCCGGCGGAACAGGACAGCGCGGCGGACACAAGCGGCGTCACCCCGAAAATCGGGTCGTTTAACGTCATCATCCGATGATGGAAGCATTCGCGCGTGGTCAGCATCCGCGCCGCGTAAATGCCGCCGAGCGGGTTCGCCCCGACCTCATAAAAGACCTCGGTTCCGGCGCGGTACGGCCAGACACTGTCCGGCCACAAATTGTGCAGTTCATCGACCTCGTAACGGCGATTGCGGATCGCATAGGCGTAGCCATTGCCCCGGTACAGCTGCGCGGCGACCAGCTGTTTCATAAAGTCGAAGCGGGTCTGATACCCGTTCGGCTCTTCGAGAACGCGCAGCGCTGCGGAATTCTCGACCTCGATGACCTCGCCGGCCTCGCGGCGGAAATGGCGCATCGGCAGGCGCGCGATGTCGTTGGAAATCCCGTCGATCGCGGTGAACACCGCGGGGAACGTCAACAGCGGCGGCATCGAGGACGGCGACGGATATCCGCGCTGAAACCAATCCGGCCCCCAATGGCCCACCGGCATTGCGGGAAACCATGCGCTGCGCGTGATCCAGCGGGCGATCCGGGCGAGCCCGCGGGCGACGCCGCGGGTGACGACGTTCATCGCGGGCGGACGGGCGGACGCGTCGGGGCGTTGTGCGTCGTCATCGGCCCGGCCGCCGGCGGCTGGCGGGACGGAACATGGCCGGCGCCGGCGTGATCGCGCAGAGTGTCGCGCGCATGCGGGTCGGGTCGGGGATCCTCGGGTCCGGGTTCTCCGGGTCCGGGTTCTCCGGGTCCGGGTTCTCCGGGTTCTCCGGGTTCTCCGGGGCCGGGCTGCGCAGGCGGTTCGGGCGCGGGTCCGACCAGTGCGATTTCGCCATATTCGGCAAAAGCGATGATCTCCGGATCGGCATCGTCTGCATCAAAGCCGTCCCGCGGCCCGTAGAGCGTCCCCTGATAGCGGATCGGGTAAAAGACGCGATAGGACTGTTGAGCCATCAAAACCCCCTCAGACGCGATGGGAGGCGACCCAGGGCCGCCCCCCGGCGCAAAACGCACTATTCGTCAGTCAATGCCCAAGCCACGGCGACGTCGTGGCGGCGAGCCCAGGTGTGCGACATCCGCAGACGCATAAAGATCATGTCATTTTGGAAGGCGGACCAGTACGGCGGCGACTGGGTGCCGGAGAGCGGCGGCCCTGGCGGAACCGGCTGGACGACGTCATCGGCCAGCTGGATCGTCGCGTCCTGTGAAGCGTCGATCATCGCGCCCATGTCGTCTGCCCAGATGATTTGACTGGCGTCCATCAGCGCATAGGCGGTTTGTTGCCCGGTTCCTGGCGGAAACGGGATCGGGATCGAGGTGGTATCGATCATCGGGAACCCGAGCAGGGTCCCGGCGTCGATCTCGGCCTTGAACGCAAAGATTTCCTGCGTTGTCCGCAACAGGCGCAGGTATTCCTTAGTGCGCGCATTCATGATCCAGACGGGCGCCAGCATCGGGACGTTGCGCGAGCGCAGAGACCAGATCATCGCCCGCAGCGCATCGGTTACAGCGGAAACGGGTGCCGCATCGGGATCGTGCGCCGGGATCGCCCCGGCGGGGAGTGCCACGATGCCGTTCAGAATTCCGGCGGGATTGGGCATTGCGACACGCGTCGAGAAAAAGACGTTGTCGATCGTCTGCGCGGTCCCGGCGAGCATATCGTCGCGGATCAGCATCTCGGTCGACGGGTCCGAGCGACGCAGCAATTCCGCGGTCTGCGGCACGATTACTGCGAGCTTGGACGGCGTCAGCGTCATCTGCCCGAACGCCAAGCGATTGACGACGATCGGCCCGCCCTCGCCGACATACCCGCCCGAGACGCCCCCGGTCTGGCGCGGGATCAGCAAGGACCCCGCATTGTTGAAGTTCAGCCGGCGCAGGTTCGGCAGGCGGCCGACGATCAAGAGCGGCCGCAACATTTCGATGAATTCCTGTTGCAGCTGTTCGAAGCGGACAAGGAAACCCGATCCGCCGGCCGCGCCGTTTTCCCCGCTCCACATCGGCGGCACGTTGGCGCGGATGATCCAGGTCTGGACCGCACCGCGCACCAGGTCGGTGAAATCGTCGTCGCCCCAGCGCATCGCGGCATAGTTCGCGGCGTTCCAGGGTCCCGCGACCGCGACGGCGATCGCCATCCGAGTGAATTCGCAACCCTTGAACGCGTCGCGGCGCTGCATCGTAATGTTCGGATGGTTGCGCACCGCCGGCAGGTTGACGATCTGTCCTGGCCGGTTTCCGGGCACCGTCCCCGATGTCGGTTCGGCCGAGCGCGCAAGTAGGGCCTCGGCCTCGGTCCAGTGCGTCAGCTGCTGATCGATGATCGTCAGGCGCGAGCGGCATTCATCGATCGTCGTCGTCTCGGCGTCGTTGAGATCGCGATTTTCGTCGAGGGCTGGCCGCAGGGCCGCCTCGTAAGCCCGCGTCATCTGACCTCGTTCGGTCGACAGCGCGGCAATGCGTTGTGACAGGTTCATAGCCGTGTTTCCGTCAACGGCTAGCGCCCGAGACACCGGGCAAGCTGCGGGACTTGAACCGTTCCAGTTCGGCGATCGCGTTGTCGCGCTTGACGTAAGAGCCCACAGTCACCGGGGCAGGCGCGGACGACATCGGCGCGAGCGCTTGGCGGGCGCGGTAGCTTCCCTCCGCGAAAAACGCGCGCAGGAACTTCGGGTCGGCGTCGATCGTCCGCGCGAGGTTCAGCGCGTCCGGGTTCGCCGGGATCGTGCAAAGCGACAGTTCGATCAGCGCCGAGCGCAGAAAGCGGTATCCGTCCCAGCGCCCGCGTTCGTCGAGGCGATCCTCCATCTCGACCGGCACAAAGCCCACCGAGACGGCACGGATCAGCCTCATGTTGACCGCACGGACGAGCTTGTCGACGAAAGGGTCATGTCCGGCCGGCGCAAATTCGACGCGCGCCACCGTCTCGGTGCGTTCTGCATTGGCCTCGAATTCGCGGACCCAGCCGATCGGTTCGCCCCACGAATTGTGCGACCACAGAAACACCGGGTTTTTCATGAAATCATCGAGGGCCCATTCCTGCTCGATGATGTCGCCGTAACGGTCGATGCGGTTCGACGACGCGACAAACCTCGAGAACCGGGACTCGTCGACGTGATCGAGGAACGCTTCCTTGATGA